AAAGGTCGGACCACCGATCTGACGCGCGCTAAAGGTCGGACCACCGACCTGACGCGCGCTAAAGGTCGGACCACCGACCTGACGCGCGCTAAAGGTCGGACCACCGACCTAAGTCTTTCTCTCCTTTACATAGTAAAGTTGACGGTGCAAACATGTTAGGACAATTTCAAAATATGTTTGCTCCAGTAGCCCACCTTTTAGAAAGTCAAGCGGCAGTCAGCCCGTTTGTTCATCATCCAACATTGCAGGCGCAATGGAAGGAGGATCTTCAAGAGGTAAATGAACTCTTGGCAGAAGACTGCGAGCTTTCTCACAAGGATATGAAGTCAATTAAAAGGATTCAGGAAATCTTCATTTACGGGGCTGAGAGATTTATGGAGAGGGCTGTGAATCAGGTCTGGCAGGCCCTCTCCGTTGATGAGAAGAAGGCTAAAGTCAAGGCAAGCCTTTCAAGGCCGCAGATTCCCCAGCGCACCCCTGAATGGTATCTCCAGGGCCAGCAGGTTCTGACGGCGAGCGAGTTTGAGACCCTCTATGCATCTGAGCGAGCCTATGCGAGTCTCGTGATCACAAAGTCTCTCCCTCCTGTTCCGAGAACCACGAGTCGTTTAGCATGTCCCACTGCAGAGATGTCGCCGTTTGATTGGGGTATCCGCTTTGAACCGGTTGTCAAGTCGGTCTTTGAGTCCTCATGGTTAGTAAAGATTGCCGAGTGCGGGCGCATTACGCACCCCACAGACACAAATTTGGCCGCAAGTCCTGACGGTATTATTGTTGAAGGGGGTGAAAGACTTGGCCGCCTGGTGGAGATTAAGTGTCCTATTTCAAGAGAGATTGGTGGCGCAATTCCTTTTGGGTATTGGTGCCAGATGCAGATTCAAATGGAGGTGACAGGCCTGGATGAATGCGAGTATCTGGAAGTGAAGCTTGAATCTGCACAGGCGCGCAAGGGATACGAGCCGCCGACTAAAACTCCCGTTGCCTCTGGAACCCTGCGCCTTTTCAAGAAGGATGAAGAGTATACCTATTCGTATACGGAAACTGAAAAGGAGGGATGGACTCTTGAAGAGACCATCCCGTGGCACGTTGCCTCCTATCATACCGTAACGGTCCAGCGCGATAACCAGTGGTTTCAACAAACCGCGAGTCTTCGCGAACAATTCTGGAAGGATGTGGCTGAGGCCAAGGCGGGAACATTCAAGATTCCAGCGCCGAGTGGGAGAGCTAAGGTGTGCAAGATTCAGGATACGCCTCTTCAACGAACGCCCCCTTCTTAACGTAATAAGTAAAATTAAGTCACGAAGTTAATGGTTGCGCCGGGTCTTGCGGCGACCGCCACCCTGTGCATTACCCCCTGGATCCTGTGGAGGGGGGGAGTCATCTGGCCAAAATACCGCTTGAGTATATAAAAATGCTCCAGTAGCCTGGAGCTTGCCAGTCCCGGGCCCGGTTAGTGTTTCTTGGATTCCCCTTTCATTTATTTGCATTGTAGTGGTGTGAGAATGATGAAGTGTAACACTAATACCACCTTGTAATTGCCATCCCTTCTCTAAATATTTATTCACTCGCTTCTCCATATCCTCATGACCTCTTGCATTAACAATCATGTATTGAGGCATTTATATTCTATATAAAGATATAAAATTAGGCCAACGGATCCACCTTGTAAAAGGAGTTGACCAGCTCTGTCATGGGGGCTGTGCAGCTGTCAGGCGCAGCTCTCTTATAGTTGTTGGTGCGTTGCAGATAAGAGGCAACAGGCTGGTATCTCTTCTGAAAATCGGCCGCATAGCAACCCTCAGCGCTCATTCCTGATGTAGTATCCTTGTCGGCGTCGGGGAGAACACCACGGAGAAGGTGATACGGCTTCTTACCTGTCTCCAGATCGGCATCTGCGGGCCCCATGGAGCCCGATGCTTCCGTTATTCCCGTTGTCTCCTTTTCATTCTTAAACGGCTCCTTTGTTTCTAGACGCCCTCTCACATAAAAAAGAGAATTGTAGTATTGTATACATTGTAAAATACAGACTACAACTAAGAGGCCTAGTCCTGTAAAGGCCACTGTATAAAACGACTTCATCCTATTATCAGTGGCGCTTAAAATTAAGGAAGCTCAACGAGCTTCCTTAATTTTAAGGCCGGCCACCATATACGTCGTAGGACATTTTAATTAAGGAAGCTAAAGCTTCCTTAATTAAAAGTCACGACAGTAAGATACTAGTTTCTCTAAGAGCTGCTGGCATACAACCTTGTCCACTTACGCGCCTCTGCATCATAGGAGGCGCGATCCTCAATATACATATGAGCAATCTCTGGGACAAGAGGATCCTTCGGATTGGGATCGGTGAGCAAACTACAGATACTGAGAAGCACCTTGCTCACTGTAAGAGCAGGAGACCATTGTGTCTTCAAGATATCCAAGCAAATCATCCCTGACGCATTGATATTTGGATGATAAATTTTCGTCTTGAACTGGATATGGGGAGGCTTGAATGGATAATCCACCGGGAACTGGACAGTAAGCTTGAAGACGCCTCCTGTATACGGACTGTCCTCCGGACCTATAATCATCGCCTCCCATTGATATGGATCTGAGGCCGCAGGTCCTGCGCTACAGCTTGTGGGTGGATCATTTTTCAGATCAGTGATCTCTTTTGCAATGCGACGGAGTGCCATTTATACTTGCTACTGCAAACTGCGCAGCTTCAAATTTAATAACGTCATAATAGAAATGTTCGACTACCTCACTCTTCTGGCCGAGTTCCTTGGAACCTTCCTTTTTACCCTGAGCATCCTTGTGACGGGAAATCCTCTTTTCATTGGTCTTACCCTCGCCTTTATCATCTGGCTTCTGAGCAAGGTGAGTGGCGGTCACGTGAATCCTGCGGTCAGCCTCGCCTTTTTCCTCAAGGGCAGCCTGAGCAATGCGGAGTTTGCCGGCTATACGGCCTCTCAGCTCCTTGGCGCGGCGTCTTCTTTCTACGTCTTCAAGGCGCTTATGTAACAACGAAACTTTAGCTTCGTTAAATTAAATGTCAAACGACTAATAATCCATCATACCTTATTTTTAAGGAAGCTCTTCGAGCTTCCTTAAAAATAAGTGTATACAGTAGATGGATCAGTGTATCAACAATTACTGTCTAACTGTTTTTAGAAAGAAGAGGGATAAAACTACGAGGGATATATCTAAACTTCTAAAAGTTAAACCTAAATATCAAACGCGTAAGAATATACTTAAAGTTTGTATCCCTGCCTATTGTAATAAAGATTGTAAAGATACATTTTTTGAAAAAGGTAAAAAGCTTCCTAGTGCCGTTCTAAATCCTTCTTTTGCTAAAGGAAGCACTGCTAAAAATAGAAAATGGTATAGAAAATTTGTAAGTGATTCGCGTAAAGACGTATTTGGTAGGAAAATAAATGTTCTTAAAGATAGCTTCTATGAGAAGATTTCTAAAACAAGTGTTGATAAAATGAAGAAAGAAGGCGCATTGTCTGGGTGTGTAGTGTCGGACAAATTATTAGCTTCTTAATAAGAAACAAACTACCGTCGTGACTTTATTTTAATGAAGCTAAAAAGCTTCGTTAAAATAAATGTCCTACGACTAATTTAGTTATCACGTTAGGCGTCTAAGGTAACCCCCCCTTTTCTAAGAAGAATGATAACAGCAATTGCGAGTTTAGCAAATGAACACGCAATTGATGATCTGAAAGTGCTATTTTTTACTTTAGAACTTTGGAATAAGGTGCCGCCTACTGTCTACCTTTTTACCGATACAAAGACGGCACCCTTGATCAAGAAGATCCCGTATCCTGGTCGCATCGTGATGAAGGAGGACAAGCTGAATCCCTATGCAACCCTGAACCGAAAGCAGATGGAGTCTCGCCCTGGAACCCATTTCAAGACACTCTTTGCAGATTTCACCGCGGAAAAGACAGACTTGATGGAATGGGCCTTGTCCGAGGAACCAAACGGCGTCCTTTTCTGCGACGCAGACATTTGTCACCTGGGACCCCTACCTGAAATTCCTCATGGTATAGATCTAGCCCTCTCCCCTCACATGATTCGTGCCCATGATACTGCCCGCTTCGGTATCTACAATGCAGGGTTTCTCTGGTTCAAGAATCCAGAGATCCCTGGTAAGTGGAAGGAGCTTTGTAAAACAAGCCGTTTCTTTGAACAGGGGTGTCTGGATGATCTGGCCCAGGGTTACAGCCTTTACGAATTCCCTGTTCAGAACAATTATGGCTGGTGGCGCCTATGGCAAGGAACAGAGACACCACCTACTCTTTTAGAACGATGGGGTATTCTCCGTTCCATGGACACCTCTGGAATTGCGGTGGAACGGTCCCCTCTTCTTTCTGTTCATACGCATTGGTATGAGAAGATAGATCCGCCCACTCACCATTTTAATATGATGGTTCTATCTTATCTGAAGAAGCTCGCTGCCTATCAACCGAAGACAAGGCAGCTTGTTTCTTTTCTTGAGAGTATTTAATGTCGTGACTTTATTTTAAGGAAGCTTTAGCTTCCTTAAAATAAATGTCCAACGACTAATAAGCCGTCATATCTTATTTTTAAGGAAGCTCTCCGAGCTTCCTTAAAAATAAGATTAGATGGTAGATGTCAGAAGAGGTTCTAGCAGCTTGGGTGGGAGGTTCCTTTTCTCCTCCAACAAATGCTCATGTAGATGTAATAGTTGCAATTGGAGCTAAATTAAAAGAACTAAGTAAAGGAAAACAGGTATATATTTATATTACACCTGTTTCTCAAGGATATAAAAAACGTTCAATTGAATGTATATCACTCGACAATAGACGCGCACTTATGGCAGCATTTATAGAAGCAATCCAATCAAAGGCGTCAGAAGGTGTTTCATTCATATTAAATCAATATGAAATGAATAATGCTACTCCTGTAATAACTGCAGATAGTTTAACTTTTCTTAAAACCCGCTTAGAAAGTGAAAATCCTGGAAAAATAATTAAACTATATCTTGCACAAGGTCAAGATAATATTGAACAAATTTTAAGGCGTAAGTGGTCAAAGCCTTATATTTTAGATACATATCCTTTACTCATGTTTCCACGCGGGAACGGAGGATTTTCAGCAGATGTAAAAGATAATAAAAGAATTGAAGATATTATTACGATTGAAATACCACCCGATTTTAGAGAAGAAACAAGTTCTTCAGAAGTTCGTAGCCTTTTTAGAAGAGGAAAACCCGATGAAGCCTATAGTATTTTACATGCATTTGTTGCAGCAGCATTGCGCGGCCTAGCATCTAATCCATATGAGAGTAGTAAGTGTGACCCACCGCTCACCAATGCCGTTAGTAATCTGCGAAGAATAAATACTCGTAATAGATTAGTATCGTCAACTAATAAGAGGGGTGGGAGAATGACATACAGAAAAGGGCGTGGCCTAAATTTGAAGAGGCACGCATCCCGATCCAGGCTATCAAAATGGAAAGCCTCTTTCCAGGAATAAAGGAGCAAAAGGCAAAGGACGAAAAATGGTATGAAGAGGAGGCTCCGAGTAAAAGCATTGAAGGCGCTAAGTGTCCCGAGTGCGGCTCAGAGGAAATTGAGGCGGAGGAGCTCTGTATTTGCAAAGGATGTGGGGAAGTGCTGGAGCGTCCTCTGGATGCTGGCGCCGAGTTCCGCTTCTTTGGCTCCGAAGACAGAAGTTCGGTGGATCCGTGCCGCGTGGGCGCACCGAGCGATTCCAGATTTCCCAGTTCAACTCTGGGCACAATGATTCTGACAAAGGCAAGTGGAGGAAACGCATCTAATCGTATCGCAATGGCGCGAGTTCGACGTTATCATACGTGGAACCTTCTGCCATACAAGGAACGTGCTCTGCTCCAGGTCTTTGAACAGCTCGCCATTGCTGCCACGAACAATGGCCTCGATGGCCGCTCCATTGATCTTGCAAAGGATCTCTATATTCGTCTGGTGGAGCACTGTGATCGGCGCGGCATGTCGCGCACCTGTGTAGTTGCCTCCTGTATCTATTCAGCACTTAAAATGGTGGGGCAACCGCGCAAGCCCTTAGAAATTGCCGAGATGTTTCATCTGAGCAGCACGCAATTCACAAAGGCCTTCAAGTATTTCCAGGAGGTGCTGAGTATGGCCAATCAGAGGGGTCTACTTGCGGAACAGGCGGTTCCAGCATCCCTCTCCAGCACAAGAGCTTCCGACTATATCGCGCATCCACTCAGTCGTCTTCCTATCTCTCGCGCAGCCTTTCTCAAGATTCAGGAGACGGCCAAAAAGGTGTCCGTCGCTGCAGAAGAACAGGAGCTCTGCCCTGAGAATATGCCCCCTTCTCTAGCGGCAGGTGTTCTCGCCTTTGTGCTTCCTCGTCTTGGTCATGAGGAGATCACGAATGAGCGCATTGCAAGTGTCTGTGGAGTAAGTGAAGGAACTCTAGTGAAATGCTTGCGAAAGCTGGAGGCGGCAGCTGAGAAACTAAAACCGTTCCTTTGACCGGTGACCGACTAATAAATTGCTTCCTTAATTTTAGTCTCACCTATAAGTAAGAATGGGATCAGGATACTCTTTTCCATCCAGAGAAACACTCTCTGCCGAATCTATAAAAACATCGAATGTGCTTGACAAAATCATGAGATTCATGTTAGCAAACACAAACATTCTGGACATGTATTCACTTGCTTCTCCAACTGAATGCCGAAAATATGCCCTTTTCACTGCAAAGACAATGGAGAATTTTTTCAAGGAGATCAATCTACACCCTCTGAAAGGGGAAGATGGAAAGTTCTATTTTCAGCGCTTGGATACAATCCAGAAACTCCCTGACGAGTTTTATAAAGAGCAAAAAGGGAATTGTCTAGAAATTGCCTATTTTTTTATCCGCATCCTCCAAATCTTCGCGGCCCTAAGTTTATCTGTGATGGATATGGAGATTCCCAGATACAATTCGGATCTTGATAAGAGAGAAATAGGAATAGGACAAAAGGTAAACCCTACCGATGTTCTTGCCGTCCCTTTTTTTAAGCCTAAGCAACCACTGACTCGGGGGTTGTTTACTGGCGCTGGAAGAGCGGGGTTTGACTTCCGTGGATATGAAGAATCCCGCAGATATCAAGAACCTGTTTATCCTAGATATCAACAACCAAGTGCGCGTATGTATATAAGAGACCCCAATTATGAGATTCTAAACAGATATTTGATTAAAACAGATTCAACTTATTTCCAGTTTTATGATGGTAGAGATGCAACAGGAATCTATCTAAACTTAGATGGTTCAAATCTATATATCTCTTTTAAGGGAAAAAAGGATGACGGTAAAAGTGTTGAAGTGCGCGCTAGACTTAATATGCGCCTAGATAAAAGGCCAGAAGAGAGTAAATATGATATTAGCCTTTCTCCTGTTAAGATAACAGGTATAGAGCTTAACATACGAGAGATACCTGCTGTAACCTTTACTAGTTCAGTGGGTGCTGACCCCAAATATATGAATCAGACAATTCCACAGTATCTTCGAAATATAATGAGAAAGATTCTTGGAAAGGAGAGTGATGTTGAAAAGAGAAAGGGTATTCCTACAGATGTTTTACCCGACTTCAAACTTCCAGATATTCTCTCTTCTCTCAGCTCCAAGCCCCCCATCAAGGCGTATTGCGTTGCTAGAGCCATGCAGCTCCTTTCTCCAGAGAGTCTCTATGGTGATAATAGGAAAGCTAAGACACAGATCTGCAATTCTGGATTCAAGTTGCTGGGACGAAATCTGCCTGGTGCGGATAAGCCGATCACAAGTTCAAAAGGAATCCTCACACTCAATCTTCTTTTTTATTCCATGCTCAGAAACAATGTTCCAAGTGTGTCAGAGGAGGTGGAGCCTAAATACAGAGCATTTCTCCAGGAAATACGCAGTGTTTTTAGTGAAGATGCTGAGATTAAACCAATTGAAAGCGCGCAAGATATCAAAAAAGTGATTGAGGGAATTGTGGATAAGATACCCACAACTCTTTGTGCAAAGACGAGAGGGGTTATGTATACAACGGATCTCCAAGTGATTCGACAGCTCCGTTCCTATGCTGGCCGACTCTTGAGCAGACAGTTACAGCACACATACAATGTGATGAATATTCTAAAGCGACTCTTTGTTCTCTCAAGTAATGACCCTATCCTGATTCAGCCGAGCGTCCAAGCAGGAGGAATGGATGCGGTCGAGAAAATTGCCACCCTTACAAGAGATCTTCTGACGGCCTATTACACAGATTGCGAGGTTATCTATAGAGAGGGTGTTGAATATGCGACAGGAAAGAAGGAGGCTTTTGCTTGACGCTGACGCCGCAGGCTAAAGCCGCAGGCTAAAGCCGCAGGCTAAAGCCGCAGGCTAAAGCCGCAGGCTAAAGCCGCAGGCTAAAGCCGCA